AACGTGCAATGTACCATCTTCAAATATGATGTGAGATAATGTTACTGGTCCTTCTTGTTCATCTACAAATACAGATTTTTGATTAGTTGCATATCTCAACTCTCTATTGTAACCCTTATCTTCATCAAAATAAAATAAAGGATGCCTAGATGTATGTCTTGAAGCTACTTTAAATGTTAAAGGTTCTTTACTTCCTCTTAAATAATAATTTCTATCTTTATACTCCCAAGTATCTTTTTTAACTTCAGTCTTAGCTGAAGCTTTCTTTTGTTTTGTTTCCATAATATAATATAATATAATAATTAAAAAAGATCCTGCCGAAGCAGGACCTTATTTTATTGTTAATCCAATTGATTACAATGCAGCTGATCCAGCAGCAGCAGAAGTAACAACCGTATCATTTTCAAGTAATAACGGTAAACTTCCTGGACTTTGTATTGCAGCAGCCATAGCTTTATAAAAAGCTGTTGTAATAGCCGCAGCAGTAGTAGTGTTAGCATCTGGAATAGTAACGTTAACAAGGAATTGTCTTCCGTTGCTTGCGCTAGATCCAGTACCTTCTAAATAATAAATATTAAGAATATGCGAAGAACCTGGTGAACCACCAAAAGTTAACGCCATAACACCGTCTACAGGAATTAATATAAATTCTGCAGCAGCAGATGCAGTAGCATTTGCTGTAATTGCTTTAATGTAATTTGCCATAATTTCTATCTTTAAAATGTTAATAATTATACAGTAGACTTAAACAATACGAAGTTATTCGCTGCTTGAGTTACTAAACATCTTTCAGATAAGAAGTGTACTTCCATAGCATCTAAAGATGATGTATAAGCACCGCCTACAGAACCTGTAATCCAGTTTTTATATCTTCTATCATCTGACTCAGAAGCTCTATATCTTACGTGTAAGAAAGGTCTTCTAATATTAGATCCTAACATTTGGTCATAAACAGTTGTTGTACCAGCTGGAACCATAACACCATCGATGTCTTTAGTTAACCCTCTAGTAGTAGCATCGTTTAGATATTTCCAGTCAGTTTTGTAGAAGTCATAAGAACCTCTTCTGAAACCAGAAAAACCAAAGTTCATTGCCATTTCAGCTTCGTTATCAAAAAGACCGTAAGAAGCAGACTGAGTAGAAGCATAACCTCCACCAGCTTGAGCAGCAATCATATCATCAAAATCAAGAGCAGTAGCTCTGTTTAAGAATAACATGTTTTCTTCGATTGCACCTTGCTTATCTAATTGCTTAAGGATCTCGTCAAAATCTCCTAATGCACCAGCTCCAGGAGCAGCAGCACCAGCAAAATTAGACCAGATGTTTCCTCTTGTTTCTATAGCTTCAAACATACCTTCAGTACCTATTGGGTGTACACCAGCACCGGCATTACCCGTAAACTGAGTATTAGGAAAAGTACCATCGTAATTAGCTTGTTCAACTCCAGAAGCAGCGTCAGCTTTAACACCTTCAACCATTGACATTTCAAGATAATCTTCAAAACGTAAACGAGTTTCAGATTCAGCTTTTAAATACCAAAGGTATCCATTAGTACCGTCTTCAGTTGAAACTTCAACCCAACCAATTTGAGCAGCATCAGAACCATTTACCTCAAACTTATCNTTAATNATTATAGGATTGTTTTTAAATGTACTTAGCTGAGGATCAATTGAACCAACCATTTGACTAGTACCTTTTGCAAATTCAGAACCATAAACAAACATCTTAAGTCCAGTAGCACCTAAACCAGACGCGTTTAAACTAGCTGACTCATAAGGTACAGCAGTAATTGTTAAACCAGAAACAGCTACAACTAAAGCTTTAATAGTTGTAAAACCATCAGCAATAACTACAGTTTGATTTAATCTTACAGAGTTATTACCTGTAACTGTTAAAACATTAGCAGCTCTAGTAACTCCTTCATAAGCAATGTGTAATCTATTTTGTTCAGACCAGATTACTTGATCTGATGTCATTGGCATTTCTGCACCAACCATTCTCAAGAAAGCAGATAAAGTTCTGTTTCCGTATCTTTCTACCTCTTGCTCATAAAGCTCTGGTAGATATTGTTGTGTCCACATGTCGAAGTTAGTATCCTGAAAATTAATATAATTCGTAGGTTGTGTAACTTTCTTTGGCATCGGGACAATTGAAGCTGGAAAAGCTCCGCCTGATAAACTCATAATTTTTAAGTTTTAGTTTTTATTTTTTATATTTAACTTTTAACTTAGAACTATCTACTCCAGAAACCGCTTTTACTTTCCATCCATTTATAAATACATCGCCAGGCGTTTCCGTTCTAGCATCTTTACTTATATTTTTAGACTTAGCTGTCACATCTTTAACAGCGTCGGCTTTACCTTGCTCATAAAAATGATTAGCTATTGTATCAGCATTTCTTGCAGCATATACAGCTTTATGATATGCGCTTTGATCTTTAACACTACCGTCTTCATTTAAGAACTTCTTAAAAAACGTAGTCAAGTCAGATTGCGATTCAGCAACTTCATTAGAATCTTTAACACCGTACCTAAATTTCTTTTCTCCAAATTTAAATTCAAAACCTTTGAATTCTTTAGAAAAATAATCTTTAGTTTTAGTTTTAAAATTTTCGTGTTGTTGCTTTGCTATCTCTTGTTCTTTGTTATATCTATTGAAAAACTCAGTTGCTTTTTGTTGTTCTTGAGTAACGCCCGGTCTCAACTTGATCTCGTCGTAATACTTCTTTTTCGTTTCCTCCAAAAAGTTCTTTGCTTCTGCAATTTCTTCTTTATAAGCGAGTTTTTTCTTTTTAACCTCTCGCTCTTCCGCTTCTTCAGGGTCAAAGTAAAATTTATCTTCTAATATAAAATCTACTTCTTCTCTATTTAAATGCGGTTTAGTTTGTTTATAATACTCTCTTAATAAAACGTCTTCATCAACATTTGAATAATCAGCATTTAGTCTAACAAAATCCTCAACAGTACCACCTGTTTCTTTCATAAAATCAACTAGTTTTTCTACATTTTCAGGTAGTTCTAATTTAGGATCTTGTTTAATTTCTTCTTTAATAGTGTCTACTACATCTTCTACTGGTTTTTCAACCTCTTCATCTGTAATCTCTTGGATATTAGATTCTGGTTTTTCTTCTTCAGAGGCATCGACCCGTACTTCTTCGACCATCTCTTTGCTATCTCCGGATGATTCGCCCACAGGTACTTCCTTTGTTTCTCCGACTGAAATGGCATCTTCTTCTTCTTTTTTAGGTTCTTCTTTTTTAGATAAATCTATTTTAGATATATCATCTTTTTTATTTAATTTTTTAGGACGTCCAGGCTTTTTCTTAGCCTTAAACTCCCCTTGCTCTAGAACTCCGTCTGAGCCTTCTTTTACTTCTTCTGACATAATATAATATAATAGTTAATAATTAAATAGGACTAAAGGGATTCATCCCAGTAATACCTTGTTGGTTTTCTTCTGCTTCTTTGGTTTTTTCCTTCATTGGGTTTTTCTCAAAACTTGTAGGAAGTAAATTATTTTCTTGTTGGTTTATTAATGTACTTCTTTGAGTNCCTTCCATCCTTACTCTTTCGTCTTTTCTATTTTCAGTATTGTTTACTCTTGCTTCGATAACATCTTCTTTAGCTTTTTCTAACTGTAANTCAAAGCCAAACTGTTTCTCCATTATCATCATTTTAATCTGAGCTTCTTGCTGGTATCTTTCAACATCCATTTGTACTTTAGCTTGTTCAAACTGTACTTTTTGCTCAGTTAATATTTGTTGTTTTTGAGTTTCTGCTAATGCAACTTTTTCAGCTGTTTCAGCTTGAGCCTTAGCTTGCTCTTGTATTTGCTGAAGCTTCATAGCTTGTTCTTTCTCTTGCTTTTGNTTTCTTCTTTGTTTTAGCAATTGATTAGCTANTGTAAGGTTTTTAACTTCTCTTATATCTATAGCATCTTCTAAATCTATACCACCTGTTTTTAAAGCTATTTGTATATTTTCTTCTAACTTAGCTTTTTCCTCATCGTCCGGTTCTAAACTTAAAAATATTCCAAAGTCGTATATATTTTTGTCAACTAAGTCTTCTAACGTTGACACATTAAATTTAGATATACTTTGCTGTAATGCATTTCTAGTCAATGGATACATTAAAGCATCACCTATTCTAAGAGATATGTTTTCGCAGTTTCTAAGAGTCAAGTACAAACTAGCTTGTAAAATATGTCTTGTTGCTGTATTAGAATTTGCAGCTGCTATTTTTTGTAAACCTACTAGTGAATGTTTATCTGGATCACTACCATCTCTTGCTTCGTTCAATCCGGTTACATCTCTTATCATTTGCAAATAATACTGATAAGTCTGTATTAGTGAAGCTATTTTAGCGTTTCCACCACCACTTTGTAATTCTTGTATAGGTACTTTTCCTAAGTTCTGATCTCCATCTTGAGTCATTGATCTACCAACAATACTACCAGTTTGGAAATACATATTTAAAGCTTCCTGAGGATTATAATTAGTGCCATTGCCTAAATCAACTTCTGCTAAGCCATCTACATCTAAATAAACACCATCAGGTACCATACGTGATAATACTTGTTGAAGCTTTAGATGAGTAATCTGTATCATATCAGCAAATCCTGTTACTCTTTTCACTATAGAATCTATACGTCCTTTGTACATTCTAGGAGCGCATATATTATAATTCATATTAACCTTAGTGGTATCAGCAGTTGGCCTTGTCATGTTTTCAGCCATTTGCCATTGTAACACTTCTGGAAAACCTAATATTTTAACACCAGTGTATAACACTTCTATAGATCTAAATGCTTTTGAAAAGTTTAGTTCTTCAGGTGGATTAAACGCATCTGTTTTTTCTAGTGCTTTTTCTAATCCAGTAGCTGTTTCTTTTATTTTAAACACTTGATTTGTAAAAGTTTTATATTCAAAATATAATACTTGTATTTTATCATCAAAGAATCTTCCGTTCCAGTCATTTCTGTAATTAGAGTTACCTGGATATTGCTCTATTTTTTTTAATTCTTCAGGTGTTAAATGCGGAAACTGTTTTTTAAGCTCTGCTAAACTAACTCCTTTAACTTCACCTGCGTACCATATATCTTCAAAGTTAGGATCTTCTGTATACGAATATACTAAGTTAGCGGGATCTACATAATCTACTTTTACACCTTCTTGTAAATTAAAAGCTGTTTTAGAACATGCTATACCTAAAACTGTTAAATCATAATTTAATCTTCTTCTTACTAAATCGTATTTATTGTAATCTAGTGTATAATTAATTGCTTCCTCTTGTGATATTTCTACATTTTGTTTATAATTTAATTGCATATAAACAGAAACCTCATCCGGGTTCTTAGGTGCATTTGGATTGCCTGATCCTGAGGAAATATCTATACCTAACTGAGCTTTAGCTTTATTAATATACTCTCTAGCATATATATCTTTCATTAAACCCTCAACATATCTAGTTCTTTTAGCACTTGATGTAGGATCTTGAGCGTAAGCTTTTATATCATAATTCTTTTGAGACATACCATTTACCACTATATCTACAAACTTTGATATAATAGGCACTGGAGTCCAGTCTAAATTAAGGTATGACAAATCACCATTTATAGATAACTCGTCTTTATATTTTTGAATTGACTGTTCACCTCTAGCATACAGTCTTAACTCATGAAAATTATTATAATTAGAAGCAAATCTATAACCACCTGCTCCAGCTCTAGCGCCGCCAAACCACTCACCTTCAATTGCTTGCCCAACCTTAAGACCATAATCATAAGATGCTTTTACTGCATCAGGTACTACCTGATCCGGAAATGAACTTCCATAACTAGTTTCTATCATTTATTTGTTTATTTTTGAAATAAAACCATCATTATCGTATTTTGCAAAATTTAAATTTACTGGTTGTTTACTTCTTATTAAATTAGGTCTATATTTATTCTTATTGCAAGCCATTATGGCTAGTCCAGAACTTATTGAAGCATCGTGCTTTGTTCTATTGTTAATATTAAAAGCAGCCCAATCTTCTAAAGTTTTTTGATGATACATATCACCCCAAGAGTCATTCGCAAAACCAACATAGTTTTCTACATAAAACTCTATAGCAGCAGCATGCGCTTGCTTAATATCTTCACTTGAGTTTGGTATACCACCTATTTCTTTTTCTGTTACAGATAATCTATTCCAAAGTTTATCAGGACGATTCATACTATAACCTCTATAACCTCTTCTTCTCAAGTAGTATAATAATCTAGGTTTATTATTTTCTGCAAGTATAGGCATACCATAAAAAACCAAAGCCATAAGCACGTCTTCAAAAAATATTTCAGCAGTCTGTGGTCTAGCTATGTATTCTAAAAAGAAATGATGAGGAGGTGCATCCTCCATACTAAATTTTGTTAAGCCGTGTAAAGATCCATTAGATCCTTTACCGTCAACAGTACCTGATATATCATAACTATCACAACCAAAACCTCCTAAATGCTCATTACCAGGGTATTTAATACCGTTCTTTATTATAATGTTGTTTTGTAAGTTTTTGTTAGGAACCCAACTAACCATAAATCTTCCATTTTGGTCTGGTACAAATACCACTCTAGTATCTCTTATTCCACCTTCCCAAATAAACTTACCTTTAGTTACGTTAGCAGTATTATTTATTTCTTGATTATAATCTATTTGTTCGTAAATTTTTATAAGATTAAATAAACTTTGTTTAGTTTCATCTCTAAAAGCGTGCTGCTCGGTTCTTGGAAACTGTCTATAGTATTCATTTAAACTATCTTGATCAGATTTTAATCCATCTACTTCATTTTCCCAATGCTCTATTACTCCTGTTTCAATTGGTAAACCGTCGACTCCGATTGTTTTATTTTTTGGCGTAACAAATACAGGTGATCCAAAAGTATCCATGAATCCTTCGTAGTTCCATTCCATAGGGATGAAAAGAGAATAGAGTCCGCTAGAAGTTTGTCCGTTTCTATTTCTTTTTGTAACGTCTGAATTGTAGTAAAGTTTTTTGAAGTTATTTCCACCTTTATCTAATGCATTTGAAGTTGAGCCCATCATACATTTACCTACGATCCTACGTCCTAATCTTAATGTAGTTTTTGTAACTCTCCAGTTATTTAATATGTTGTCAGGTCTTTCCCATTTACCACTTTCATCATGGGCTAGTATTTTTAACTTTTCACCATCATAAGAGTTATCACCTGTGTTTTTCCAATCAATTGTTGTATCTAGTCCTTTTAATTCAGCTAGTTTAACATTGTCATCTANTTTACGTCTAGTAAGTTTTGAAGCTGGGACTCTATATGCCAGTTCGGTCTTAGGACGATCCATACCGTCTTGGATTGGTTTGAAAAAAAACGGATAGTTAACGGATATTGGTACAACTTTGTCTGTGAACATTTTTTTAGCATCTGCTCCAGATTTTGAAAGGATACCGAATCTCGCGTCTGAAGATATAGTGGCTTGGTTAACAAGTTCTGCTGATGACATAAAGGAGAAACCAGACCGTCTGTTTTTAAGGTAACACATTCCGTAACATCTAATATCGGCTTTACACGCTTCCCAAAAAATGAAGAATAATCGATTTGCTTCTCTATAATCTGGTGCTCCAATGTCAATTTTTGACCATTGCAAATACATGTAATGAGTACCAGTAATATAAGTGGCCATACCACCATTATAGAACCAATAACCCAGTTCTCTGCGTTTAAATTCTTCATCTATATAATTATACCATTTTTCTTTAAAATCACTAGGATACTCATCCCAATCAAACCTACTTTTAATTCTAGCTAGTTCTTTTGGGTATTCTTGTTTTTCCCAGTATTGCTCCGCTTTGTTTTCACTTCGTTTAAAAGGTTCATCTGCTTTTGGTAAAGCAATGCGTAGGTTTTGAATTTCAATGATCTGTCCAATTTGTCCAGTTTTACTAATTACTATAAAATCATAATCTGCATTATAACCATACTCCCATTTTTTTAACCTATTTTGTTTAGATAATATTTTAGGGTTGACTATATCTTTTACTTCTTTCCAAAGCGTTTGTTCATAACTCATTTACTACGCCCTTCTGCAAAACCTCTAAAAGATGATTCTTCTTTCTTTTCTTTAGGTTTACCACTTAGTAATTGCTCTTCTTCTTCAATACGCTTAAGTATTTCAAAAGCGTCGAATATAGCTAGCTTTTTTGTAGCAGCAGCATTTTTTAACCTATCAGCTGAAACATCTTCTCCTGTGTCTACTATTGGTTCTTGAGCTACTTTTATTAGCTCTTTAACTGCTAACTGCCCAGCTTGGATTATATTCTTCTTCGTCTCCTTGGTATTCATGTGTTAAGGCTATATCATTAGATTTCATACAATAAAGGCGTTCGCCTTCAATAATAAACTCAAACTCTGAGTTGGGAGTGAATACAACAAGTGCTCCAGGATGTAATCCTACACGTTCTAAGGACTTATTAGAATATTTTAATACACCAAAGTATTCTCTTTCTTTTTTGTTATGTATATTGTCTATACCTTTTATAGGTTTTACAAAACAATAATTTAAATGGCACTTATCATTATACATATATATCTGCTGTGGAGAGCAAAAATACATATTATCTTTAAAATATGTGCCACTATTCTTTTCTCTACCTTTTACATCATAGTATCTTCTAAAAACATTATGATGAACATATACATTATCACCAACTTTTATTTTAGTTTTATAAGCAGCTGGAATAGAAACTACAACTGCTTTTTTACTAACAAAAATATGATTTTCAATATTGGTGTTTACTATAAGTTCTTTACCATTTACATTTTTAGTATTGTCATATCTTTCTTCTAAAGGCTTGACAATAAAATCATATAAACTCTTCATTAATATGTTAAGTCAAATTCAACAGATATAGCCATATTTTTATTAAACTTTTTCCAAGGTAAAACTTCATTATTCTTTTTTATATAAATAGAATATTCCCCGTTGTTTTCATTGTTTAATATATCACATATAGTATGGCCACCATAAACCTCTTGACCTAAAGAATAATGCATAGCATCATTTTTATAGTCAGAACCTATACTTATTTTTCTAATAACTTTTGACATTACGAAACAGGTTCTTCAATTTCTTCTTTTGACTCTATTTTTTCATAACTTCCGTCATCAAGATTTACTTCTATAGATCCATAAGTTTTTTCTAAAGCGCTTTTTTGTTCACCTATTTCAGTGTTTAAAATAGCTATGTCATGAAGTAACCCATGCTTTTGAGTTTCTAAAACCCCTATGTCAGAAACTAATCTTTGCAACTTTTCTTGTTGACCTTTTATAGTTTCTAATTCTTCTTTTGTTATTTTATTTTCCATTTAATTTATTTAATTGTATTTGTTTTACTCTCCAGGTCCTGCATTTGGATCTGTCCAAGCTGCCGTTGCCATCAAAGCTAAAGCTTCTTCATGATTCATTGTACTTACCGGAGTTAATGAACCATTAGTAATAAAACTAGGCTCAACTTGGTAAGACAATAACCCTTGAGTGTTTGCTAAGTTTCTTCTCATTGTTTGAGCTGAAGACTGATTCACTTGACTGAACAAAATAGCATTTGTATCGTCTAAGTTTATTACTGCATAAGTTGTTGCCATTGTTTAATTGTTATTTGTTATCTTGTTGTTATTTATATATTTACTTGTTTAATTTCTTTTTTACGATGATATATCCGGTACGCTAGACGTTTTATCATCAGCTGCCATATTAATTGAAAAAGCATTTTTAGTTGAATTAGGTGCGTTGCCTTGTAAGTTAGTTGGTATATTCATACTTGTAGCTGTACCATTTGCTGTAGAACCTGGGCCATGGCCTATCAAATCTGTTGATCCTAAATTATGAGATGTACCATCATTTGAACTAGAAGTTAAGTTTGGACAAATAAAATTGTTTCCATCAAAATAACTATCACCTGATAAACTCCACCATCTAATTGGTGATAAACTTGAAATATCACTTGGAGCACCACCATTGTAAACTGTTAAAACTTGATTACTTGTTAATTCTAGGTTCCAAACCGCTATATT